GAGTGCCTTGGCTGTTCGGTGTACTGACGCCTCGAAGTGTTCAAACATCCCCAGCTCCTCTTTGTAGTACCAAAAGGGGATACGCAAGACAGGCTCTGCTGGACCGTGCTGCTCGTAGTACACAATAATCTCTGCGTCGTTACCAATGGGTCCGTCGTTACCAAAGTGCTTCGTGTGGCTGTTCTCTGGTTGTTTCATACGTCACCCTCGCTCTCTGGTAGTTCGTCACTGGCTAAAAACAATATCTTGTCCAGTGTGGACTTAGACATAACCACGTTCCCACGGTCGTCCAGTGAAAGCTCTAGGTCCTTACGTAGCACAAAGGGTATACCACCCCAAGGGTCGAGCCTCATGATGTCATTAGTCACTGCACGGGCTTGTGTGTAGCCTAGGCAGTAGATGGAGTAGTCACCCCCGTCCACCACATAGATGCTCTTTTCGTCGATTGCCATACTTAAGTTTCTCCCTTAGTTTACCTTAGTAGTAACTACTACTGATTACTCTTTAGTATATATACTTATGTATACCTTAGTAGAGGGTATCACACTTGTCCTCGTCTGTAAATACCTCATATTGGTAATATTGCATAGTATCAGGGTCTACTCCCGAATTAGCACTAGCAGAAAGACAATTACCGCATAAATCCAAAAAATTACCATGTGTGTCCTTCCGTGTCAGTTCTGAATCTTCCAGTATCTTATCACAAGCTCTACAACGCATTCTTCCAGTCCTCCCCATGTAGGTTAATCAGTAAACCCTTAAGCTGTTTGTACGTACAGCCAGAGAGTCGCCTTTTGCAGTTCAAACGGTACATCTCTGTTTCGTACTCTATGAGGTGCTCAAGCATGGCCTGTGTCTCTGGGTCCTCTGGAGGCCCTGAGTAGTCCTCAGAGTCCCCCATGTAGTAACCTAGCTCGTACTCTGCGTACGTCATTGTGTGACCCCCTGCAGCCTTTGTATGATGTTGTCTATTACCTTCTGCTCTTCTTCTTTCCACGCTTCGATATCACACCTATCATATTGCTCTGGTGCTTCTAAATCATCGTAGTATTCATCGTGTGCAATTTCCCATGATTCCCTAGTCATCATTGTCTGCTCCTATGTAAATCCAAATTGTAAGAACTACCGTCCCCATTATAACCACAAACAAACCAAATGTTTCAACCTCTAACGACATTTTAATAGTCTCCCTTGATTCTCTAGTGTCTTTTGCAGCGCCTTGCGTCGTGCTTTACGTGTACGCCTACGTCTTGCCCTTGGATCATTCCAACGTTCGTAAGCGTCAAAGATAATAAACCATACAGGGACAAAGCTAAACAAGATCAGTATGTCTACTAGTGTTGGGTTCATGCTGTGGTCTCCTGAATTAAGCCAAGTGTTTTTTCTATCCAGTCAATCAAATCTTCCGGTGTGTATTCACGTTGTTTCTGAGTACATCGCGTAGTCCCTGCAACATTACCCGCAATGCTTCGTCTCTTACCCTTCTCGCAACGATGTACTGTTTCGTCTTTCGGTGGTAGTGGTGGCAGATCTTCGGGTGATACGCCTACAATATACAGTTTTGTTTTCTTGTGTGCGACATGGCCGAAATCATACTGATCTATTTCGATAACGTAACCACCGTAAAAATCTGTCTGCCCTATCGCTGGTAGATGGTTGAAAATTTTAGACCCTGACGGGTGTTCGAGTATCCCACCAACGCGCCGTATCCTATCGACAGACCAAGGTGCAAGACCTTTCTCTTTTGCTATCTGAGACTCTGACATACTCCCTGATCGACCTGCCATGTGTCCAAGCCTTCCCCAAAACCTGCAAGGTGGGTGACACACTACCGGACCTTTTCCGTCATACGTCAATGCGTCCCTGTCAGCGTCGTAAACGTCCCACTGCTGCCGACGCTTGTAATCTGAATCACGCCTACAAAATAATGCTGTGTATGTCATGTTATACCCTCCAATGTGATTAAGATTGACCATGCGCCTATTGCTACGACATTAAACGCCAAGATAATTCCGTTGATAAATAAAAGTCTAATCATGCTGCGTAGTCCTCCAAAGTAAATTGCTCATAAGAGCTCAGCGCCTCCATTCGTAATATTTCGTAAGCCATGACAGTCATTTGCTGATCAAGGTTCTCGCTACCGTCAAACATACCTGAGACACTACACTCTGCATCGTTGAATAGGGCTTGGTTGTAGCGACGCACTGCTGAGACTAATTCCCACGCTCTCGCGTAATAGATCACGTATTGGTTGCCGTCCACGGCTTCGTGAATTAACTCCCCAGCGTCTCCGCCGTACGTGTCCACTTCGCTAATGACTGCTCGTGCAATTTCTTCCGCTTCGTTTTGAACTTCTTGATAATTCATTTCGTTGTTTCTCCTTAGTGACTCGTGTGTTGACGTGTGTTAACTCACTGCTGGACACTCTAGCGAATGCCCAGCGATTAGTCAACCGCTTATGCGCCATCCCGTGACCGTATCTGAATATCTTACTGCGTCCTTTTTGTTTTTAAACAGTAACCCGTCCCCGTCTATAGGTGCGCCGTTAGTTGATTTTCTGACTAAAACTCTATAATCACCGCTTCCGGAATCACAGACCAAAGACGTGACTTTGTTTTCATGGTCTAGGCTCTTACTGACAATAGTACCGAAACCCAGCACCTGACCAATGGGCGCTCTAACTACAAAATAATTCAACATAATTAATTACCTTTGTTTATTGAAGTTGTAACCATCTTACAGGAACCACTGGAGATGTACATAGTAAATAATACCACAAATAAACTATTGACCGCATTGGCTGACGTATGCTACTCGCATGTGCGCGTGTAATAGAAGGTAGGGCTATAGGGTCCAACATAAGTTCACACACTTGTCAACCCATGCAAAACCCATGCCAACTCTGCTCGCTACTACACGAGTCCGCCCATGTCAACCCATGCAAGACTCGTGCCAACTTTAGCAGCTACCATAGGCCGTGTCTTGTGTCAACCCTAGAAATTAACACTTGTTTTCCTGTGTTTCCTGTGTTAAACTTGGGCGGGGGGCCTAATTAGTTTTATTTTATTTTTATTGTACCCACTTACGCACAAAATAAGTAAAAATTAGGAAAATTACCCTTAAATTAAACACATGTAACCTCTTGTTTTTACTCGTGTTTATACTATTACTGCTTTTACTCCTAAAATAGCTTGACTTTCGTGTCAACTTATGTTATACTATTGTTGTATTAAGGGACAATTAATCTAATGACCACTGAAGTTAAAAAAAGAGGTCGTGGTAGACCCCGGAAGTCAGAAGTAGCCGCTGTAAAGCCCGGAAACAAGGGTGTAGTAGGCCGACCCAAGGGTGACGCAGCGATAATTAATGAGTACAAAGCTAGGATGCTCGCTAGTCCCAAGTCACGTAAGGTGCTAGAGACTATTTTTGATGCTGCTTTGGACCATGACCATAAGAATCAAGCTGCTGCTTGGAAACTTGTGATGGACCGTATACTGCCTGTAGGTGCTTTTGAAAAAGACGTAGTAAAAGACAACGGTCGTAACGCTATTCAGATCAACATTAGTGGCGTAGGTACTGCTGAAGTATCAACACCTGACGATATCATAGAGGGAGAAGTAGTAGATGGCTCTTAAGTACTTCACCAGAGAAGAATTCTCTTGTCAGGAATCAGGCACTAACAACATGGAACAAGAGTTCCTAGAGAAGTTAGACGAGTTAAGGGCATACTGTGGATTTCCTTTCGTCATTACTAGTGGATACAGACACCCGACACTGCATTCAATAGAGCGTAAGAAAGAGGTTCCCGGAACACATGCCCAAGGTATCGCAGCGGACATAAAAATAACAAACGCTGCTGATCGCCTTAAGCTTGTCAACAGTGCTCTTAAACTAGGGTTTACTGGTGTGGGTGTTGCTTCTGATTTTATTCATGTAGACACCCGTGGTACTACTCCTGTTATGTGGACTTATTGATATGAAGTTTTCACACGGTGATGCACTAACAGCAGGGTCTGCTAATCATGTCTTAGCGGTTCCTGCAGGGCATGACGCTATTGTAACCTACTTGTTTATATCTAATACCGGAGCTAACAAAAGCATTAGTGCTAAGTGGGTTCATGGTGGTGTAGACATAGACTTTATAGCAGGTAAGAACGTAAACGCTGACGAGTTCCTAGAATTTGGTGGGCAGCATGGTGAATTCTTAGTGGCAAAAGAAGGGGACACCATTACCTTAACGCCAGAAGCAGGATCTACGTTTGTTAGTATTATTTCGTTTGAGTTGATACCAGCAACACCAAGGTTAAACTTTTAACTAATTATGTTTGTTATCATAGGTGCTGACTGGTGTATGGGTTGTAAGGCCTTAAGAAAAAAACTAATGGAAAAAAACATTGACCACCGTTATGTCCAAATACCACCCGGACCTACAGGGTGGGACATGGTAGAGTCCTTAACAGGACGCAGGGCAGTACCTGCAGTACTACATAAGTTTGATAATTTAAATAAAGTTAACGAGTTGTTGAACGACATCGACTTACCTACAAAAGAATTAACTGAAGACGAGTTGGACGAACTTGACTGATCTTAATATAGAACTACTGCCTTGGCAACAAGATGTCTGGGCAGACGACACTAGATTTAAAATAGTAGCTGCTGGGCGACGCACAGGTAAGTCTAGGTTAGCAGCGTGGATGTTAATAGTAAACGCACTACAGGCAGACAGAGGTCATGTATTTTACGTCGCACCTACTCAGGGACAAGCCAGAGACATCATGTGGCAAACGCTCATGGAATTGGGACACCCTGTTATTGCTGGTAGTCACATTAATAATCTGCAAATCAAGTTGGTCAACGGAGCAACCATTAGCCTCAAGGGTGCTGACAGACCAGAGACAATGCGAGGTGTCAGTCTTAAGTTCTTGGTAATGGACGAATACGCCGACATGAAACCGGAAGTATTTGAGCAAATCCTAAGACCCGCCTTGGCTGACCAAAAGGGCTGTGCGATGTTCATTGGGACGCCAATGGGTCGCAACCACTTTTATGAATTGTACAAATATGCGGAGTTAGATGATGACCCTACGTACAAAGCTTGGCATTTTACGTCTTATGATAACCCTATCTTGGACCCGGACGAAATCAACATTGCTAAAAGGTCTATGTCTTCTTATGCGTTTCGTCAGGAATTTATGGCGTCGTTTGAAGCTCGTGGGTCAGAAATGTTTAAGGAAGACTGGGTTAAGTTCAGCGAAGACGAACCAGAAATAGGGGACTACTACATTGCAGTTGACTTGGCGGGTTTTGAAGAAGTCAACAAGAAACGGACTAAAAACAGTAAGCTTGACGAAACAGCCATCGCTGTCGTTAAAGTCAGTGAGCACGGTTGGTTTGTTGATAATATTATCTACGGACGCTGGAGCCTTAACGAAACGGCAACCAAAATATTTCAGGCCGTTAGAGACTATCGTCCCGTATCAGTTGGTATCGAAAGAGGTATTGCTAAACAGGCTGTAATGTCCCCTCTTACGGACCTACAAAAGAAGTACGGTACGTTCTTTAGAGTAGAAGAACTAACACACGGTAACAGAAAGAAAACTGACAGGGTTATGTGGGCGTTACAGGGTAGATTTGAAAACGGCTACATTACGCTAAACAGGGGTGAATGGAACAGTAGATTCCTAGACCAACTATTTCAGTTCCCTGATCCACTGACCCATGACGACTTGATTGACGCCTTGGCGTACATCGACCAATTAGCTAATGTGGCTTACGACTACGATTATGAAATCGAAGACCACGAAATCTTAGACGTAGTAGCGGGATACTAATATGACTGATTTATATGAACAAGACCCACTAATGATTGAAGAAACAATTGAAGACTGGGTTATAACTAAGTGTGAAGACTGGAGGGATTACTACGAAAGCAATTATGAACAGAGATTTGAAGAATATTATAGATTATGGCGTGGTATATGGGATCCTGCTGACAGTGACCGTAAGTCTGAGCGCTCCCGTATTATTTCTCCTGCATTACAACAGGCTGTTGAGTCCAATGTAGCGGAACTAGAGGAAGCGACGTTTGGACGTGGAAAGTGGTTTGACGTTAGTGACAACATGGGTGACACACAGCCACAGGACGTACAGTTCCTACGTAACAAGCTTACGGAAGACTTTGAGGACTGTATGGTACGTAAAGCTGTAGCAGAGTGCTTGATTAACTCTGCAGTCTTTGGTACAGGCGTTGGTGAAATAATCATTGAAGAGATGAAGGAGATGGCTCCTGCAACCCAGCCTATTATGGGTGGTGATTTGCAAGCTGTTGGCGTAAACATTACTGAACGTGTTAAAGTAAAGCTTAAGCCTGTACTGCCTCAAAACTTCTTGATTGACCCTGTAGCAACGTCCGTAGATGACGCTCTAGGCGTGGCTATAGACGAGTTTGTTAGTCGTCACCAAGTAGAGCTTCTACAGGAGCAGGGTGTTTACCGTGACACTTACGTGGGTTCTGCAGCACCAGATACGGACCTAGAGCCTGACCAAGACATTACAATCTACAACGACGACAAGGTTAGACTGACTAAGTACTATGGTTTAGTGCCACGAGAGCTTCTAGATTCCGCTATGCGGGACGAAGACGAAGAAGAGGTACTAGAGCAAGAGTCTAATTCAAAGTACGTAGAAGCCGTTGTGGTGATTGCTAACGGTGGTATACTACTTAAGGCTGAAGCTAACCCCTACATGATGCAGGACCGCCCTGTAGTAGCTTTCCCTTGGGACGTAGTACCCGGAAGGTTTTGGGGTCGTGGTGTATGTGAAAAAGGCTACAACAGTCAGAAAGCTCTTGACACCGAACTACGTGCTCGTATTGATGCGTTAAGTCTTACGATACACCCAATGCTTGCTATCGACGCTACACGCTTACCACGAGGCGCTAAACCAGAGGTACGCCCCGGTAAGATGATTCTAACCAACGGAGACCCTCGTGAAGTACTACAGCCTTTTAACTTTGGTCAAGTGGGTCAAATTACTTTTGCTCAGGCCGGAGCCTTGCAGCAGATGGTACAACAAGCAACAGGAGCCGTGGACTCAGCAGGAATTGCAGGTCAGGTTAACGGCGAGAGTACTGCCGCTGGTATTAGTATGTCTCTTGGCGCTATTATTAAACGCCATAAACGCACACTAATTAACTTCCAGCAGTCTTTCCTTATTCCTTTTGTCAAAAAAGCAGCCTATCGTTACATGCAGTTTGACCCTGAGAACTACCCTGTAGCTGACTACAAGTTTAACGCTAGCAGCACTTTGGGTATTATTGCAAGAGAGTACGAAGTAACTCAACTTGTACAGTTGCTCCAGACTATGGGCAAAGAGTCACCACTGTACAACACATTGATACAGTCTGTTGTTGACAACATGAACTTGTCTAACCGTGAAGAACTAGTAGCGGCTCTGAACCAAGCGTCACAACCCAACCCACAGCAGCAGCAAATGGCTCAGGCAGCACAGCAAGCTCAAGTACAGTTCCAACAGTCGCAGTCAGCGTTGTTAGCGTCTCAGGCTCAGGAATCACAGGCTAGAGCAACTAAGCTTTCTGCAGAAGCTCAGGCAGTACCACAGGAGCTTGAGATTGACCGTATTAACGCCATTACCCGTAACTTACGTGAAGGGGATGCTGAAGATAAAGAGTTTGAGCGTCGTATGAAGATTGCTGATACTCTCCTTAAAAACAAGCAAATAGAAGGTAAAACTAATGTTAACCGACCACGAACTGAAAGCCCTACTCCAACGAGTCAACCGGGAGTTCCAAGGAACGTTCCAGCGCCTACAAGTCCTAGAGGACCAACTGAACCAACTGGAAATCAAGGTGGAGGAACTGTTTAATGCCAAAGAAAGCAGACCCAAGACTAGCACGAGCAGGAGTAAGCGGGTACAACAAGCCAAAGCGAACGCCTAGCCATAAAACTAAAAAGTTTGTAGTAGTTGCCAAGGAAGGTGACACCGTTAAGACTATACGTTTTGGCGATCAAAACATGAGCATTAAGAAAGACCAACCCGCACGTCGTAAATCGTTCAGAGCACGTCACAAGTGTGACACAAGCCCACCCAGTAAGCTTACAGCTAGATACTGGTCATGTAAAAAATGGTGATTGTATGAAAGTAAGCGCACCCAAAGGCCATCACTGGATGAAAAGCGGTAGTAGTTATAAACTAATGAAAGATCCAGCAGACGGTTACAAACCACACAGGGGATCTTCTAAGTCAGCTAACTTTGAAGTTCAGAAAGTCCACAAAGGTAAAAAGTAGGGAGAGTAACATGGGATACGGAAATGCGTACGGCGGTAAAAAGAAGAAAGTAAAGAAGCCGAAGGGTAAGTAACATGGCTAAAGCTAAAGCAAAGCCTAAGAAGTCAGGTCCTACACCCAAGAACAAAGCACTGTACTCTAGAGTTAAATCAGAGGCTAAACGTAAGTTTGACGTATGGCCTTCTGCTTATGGTTCAGCGTGGTTGACAAAAGAGTACAAAAAACGTGGAGGTACTTATGCCTAAAAAGGTTTCTACAGGAGGTGCTAAACGTCCCAAGAAAGGTCTTACCAAATGGTTTGACGAAGAATGGGTAGACGTTAAGACAGGCAAAAAGTGTGGTCGTAGTGGTAAGGAAAAGAAAGAACGTCCATACCCCTCTTGTAGACCTAAGGCAGTAGCAGCTAAGATGACTAAAGCTGAAAAGAAGTCCTCTGCTACACGTAAGACAGGACCAAAGGCTATTAAACACGCAGTCACAGCTTCTGGTAAGCGCAGGAAATCTACAAGAAACGCTTGACATTTACAGAAAAGTATGATATAATAAAACTATAGTTAACAACTTTAGAGAAACTAATGACAACTGAGCTTGAAACTTATTTTAATAACTACAACGAACTCTTCAATAGCGAAGGTTTCAAACAACTCGTCCAAGAGCTTTCTACTAATGCAACTCAATTAGCAGATATACAGACTGTAAAAAACGAAGAAGACCTCTTCTTTCGTAAAGGTCAGGTAGCTGCTTTTGCAACAATAATTAATCTACAGGGTACTATAGAAGCCGCTAGGGACCAAGCAGAGGCTGAAGAAGAAGGCCCTGTAGATGTATAAAATATATGACTTCCGTTGCACTAACGGACACGTCTTCGAAGATTTTGTAAAGAGTGGTACTACAACCAGTAGGTGCGGTTGTGGTGCTAACGCTACAAAAATGGTATCTGCCCCGTCTTTTCACCTTGATGGTTCTACTGGGGACTTCCCCGGTAGTCACATGAAGTGGGTACGAGAACACGAAAAAGCAGGTAGAAAATAAACACCTCCATAATGATTATAATCACGGGGTTTAATTATGTCACGAGCAACAATGCTTGATTCACAGCCTGAAGAGGACAACGTGGACACCATTGAAAACGAAGCAGAAGAGACTCAACTAGAAGAA